GCACCAAAGACACCAGAACCTGATATGTCATTAGAGAACCTACAATTTTGGAATTGTATGGACTATGGCGTTGCCTGTATGAATAAAGGATTCATTAGTTCAATGGACTGTGAGTTACGAACGAGGGATCATGGACTTGTAAGGGGGCAGTATTTGTTTACCCTAGACAACTACCACGCGAATCCAGATGTTGTAGACAATAATGTGAGTGAAGTTCCACAGGAGCATAAGTCACATAACTGTGTAGCATTAGAAAATGGTCAATTTGCATTGTATCCTAATAATCGAATGCGTTTGTATGATCTTTCTATCACACCAGAGGAACCAAAGGTTCCAGATTTCAAAGTAAGTACGATTGAGTATCAAGTAGAGGCAGGTATTGAATGGGGACGATTAGGTGACACGGATGATTATTTTTGGGAAACAGCAAAGGAGAAGGAAGCTAGCTAAATACTACTGGGATGGCAACCCCATTAAAAGTTCCGATACACTTTATCGGAGAAAAAAATGGGGATGAATCATGTACCGGACAACATTCCGGCACTTATGGAGAGAGATTTTGGCACTGTAGTGCTCATTACAGACCCAAAATCCGATTATTTTATGAAAAAAGCAGCCAAAAAGGTAAAAAATAACAAAAAAACTGACTGATGGCACAAAAAGAGGTAACTGGTAAGGATGTTAATGTCTCTAAGGATTTTAGAGATATTGATATGAGCTTCCTTAAAAATCCATTCACCAATGACATCAATATTGTTAAAAATCAGAATGCTATTAAGCAAGCTCTGAAGAATATTATGATGACCAAGACCACCGAGAAGGTATTTGAACCTGATTTTGGTACTAATATTTGGGCATCCCTGTTTGAACCAATGGATGATATCACTGCCGATAGAATTCAACAAGAAATTCTAAATGTGGTCGGGCAATATGAGACGCGGATTGTAATCCGAGAGGTTCAAGTAGTTCCTTATTATAGGGATAATTGCTATCATATTTTTATTTCATATCGAATCATCGGTAGTCCGATGACAGAATCTGTTTCGTTCGTCTTAGAGAGACCATAATGATACCCAATAATTTAACAGGACTAGATTTTGTAGATATCAAGGCATCAATTGTCTCATATCTTAAAACTAGACAAGAATTTACCGATTATGACTTTGAGGGATCCTCACTGTCATATCTGGTAGATTTACTCGCTTATAACACTTATTATACCTCATTTAACGCTAATATGGCGATGAATGAGGCATTTTTGCCGTCTGCAACGGTTAGAGATAATGTTGTAAATGTTGCTAAACTGTTAAATTATATTCCACATTCCAAAGTTGCTGCTACAGCAGTAGTGAATGTGACTCTACAAACGACTCTTACTAACGGTGTATATCCTAGTTCACTGACTATTAAACGGGGTCCTGTTGCTTCTGGTGGTAATTATGTATGGAATTGTCTTCAGGATACTACTGTTGAGGTAAATCCTACTACAGGATTGGCAACTTTTGAAAATTTAAATCTAAAGGAAGGCACACTTGTTAATTTCTCTTATATTGTAAATACGTTCCAGACACAAATTTATCAAATCCCTTCGTCGGATGCGGACATTTCGACACTTCAGGTAACCGTAAAACCCAACGAATCTTCAACTACAAGCGATATTTACAATCGTGTGAATAATATTACTGATGTTACACCAACATCACGGGTTTATTTTGTAAATGAAGGTGAAGATCAACGTTTTGAGGTACGTTTTGGTGATGATAGTATTGGTAGAGCACTTACTGATGGCGAAGTAATTAACTTTTCTTACCTTGTTAGTGATGCTAATGAAGCAAATGCTGTCCAAACCTTCCAATGGATTGGTCAATTTACTGATAGTGCGGCAATTCAGTACGCTCCGGCGTTAGCATTGGTCTCAACAGTGACTGCATCTAGCGGTGGTGCGGATGCAGAGAGTGTAGAATCTATCAAATACAACGCTCCACGTTACTATTCTTCCCAATATCGCGCTGTTACAGCACAAGATTACGCAATTTTAACAAAAAGTGTCTATGATAACGCAGAATCTGTCGTTGCATACGGTGGAGACAGTCTAAATCCTCCAGTTTACGGAAAAGTTTACATTGCAGTCAAAACAAGGACCGGTTCTTTACTAAATGATGCCACTAAAAAGCAAATTGCAACAGATTTGCGTAAATATGCTATGGCATCTATCGATCCAGTGATCGTTGATCCGGAACAGCTCTATATTTACAACAAAATTTTCGTACAATACGATACCGGATGCGGATCCGATACCTCTACAATTAAAACAGAGGTTCAAAATGCAGTTTCTGAGTGGGCAACTCAGACTGCTATCAATAATTTCAACTCTACATTCCGAGCTCAGGCGTTTGAGAAGGCAATTACACTCGCAAGTAAGTGTATTACTGACGTTTCTCTCCAAACGACTATTCTTCGGTACATTAAACCGCAAACAAATCAGACAAACAGTTATATTCTGACTACTGGTGCTCCTTTATACAACTCAGCACCTAGTGTATCCTCTAATGAAGGTGCAAAAGAACCTATTTTACTGTCAGGTGTCTTTAGAACAGCAGATCGTCCGGGTGTAAATCAACAATTTGAGGACGATGGGTTTGGAAATCTTCGGATGTTCTATGATACCGGCACTAGAAAGGTATTTACCAACCTGACAGCAGGAACTGTAAACTATGATAGTGGAACTATTGTGTTTGGTCCAGTGAATATCATTGGATCTGGTTCAAATATTGCCGATACTGGTATTCAATTAACAAATAGTATTACTGGTACTGGTAGTGTTACTGATCCAGCAGCATTACCTACAGATCTTCAAATCCCTGTACAATTTATTCCAGCAAACTCGGGATCTATTCCTTCTGCTACACCAGGAACTGTATTGAATATTATTTCACCCGAAGTTTCAATTCAACCGTTGGGTACTATTCCACCTCCATCTATCCCTCTAAATAGTTTGACGCCAAAAGTATTTGACCAGACTCCTACAGTTATTGCTGTTGCTTCTGCGCTGAATACAGGTTCACTTAACACATAACTTTCTTGTCTAAGTAGGATGAATATTAATAAGGTCTCTCAGTCTCTGTTATCGCAATCTCCAGAGTTTGTACAGGCTGAATATCCATTATTCAATAAATTTCTTGAGTATTACTATAGATCTCAGGAAAAAACCGGTTTAGGTCAAAATATTCTTAATAACTTTTTGAGTTATTTGGATATTGATCACCTTGACGTAAAGATTCTTGATGGAAAAACTACATTAGCGCAAGATATTACTGATATTTCTAGTGAAATTGTAGTTGAGTCTGTTGATGAATTTTTAGAGCAGAATGGTTCTATTTTAATTGGCAATGAGGTAATTTATTATGAAAATACAACATCTTCTCCCAACATTGCTCTTAGTCCTGGTATTTCTTACAATCAAGTAAAATTAAAGTGGACTAATCTTGCAAGCATTGTAGATCAATTTGATGGGACTACAAGAGATTTTCGTTTAATCTCTCAAGATAATCCGATTACTGCGCCAAGTCCCCAACACTTAATTGTAAGTAATTACAACAAAGTTTTAATTCCTGATGTTGACTATACTCTTGAAGGAGATAGAATTGTATTTACAGAAGCACCTAGAGCAAAAGTTCCTTCTGATGATACTACAACTACCTTTATCACTTATTTTGTTGGTTTTACTGAAAACCCAATTGTTCATATCGATAACCTCGCACCTTCATTTGGTGAAGGTAAAACAGTATTTTCTTTAACTAGAGGTGGTGTATCTTACGAACCTATCGTTGATGAGTATGTCATTGCTGTTTATGATGGTCGTCTTTTATTACCAAAGGTAGATTACTTCCTTGATGGTGATAGAATTGTCTTTAATTTTGTTCCTATTGTAGGTAGATCTATTTCACTTTACGCTATTGAAGCACCAATTCCCGCTTTTGGTAGCGGTGCTAAAGGATATGCTCGTATTAATGATGACGGTCAATTAACAAAAATTGCATCTGCCAATTTAGGTGGGGGGTATAGATTTGAGTATCCTCCGAAAATTTCCATTAACTCTGAAAATGGTTTTGGTGCTGCAACAGCATCTTTAGTTAATGGTATTAAAAATATTTTACTTTTGGATGGGGGATCTGGTTATAGTGATGCTAACCCTCCTATCGTTGAAGTTGAAGCACCAAATAAGGAAGGATCGGAAGCAGCTAAAATTAAAGCTACGGTAACTAATGGCAGTGTAACTGCATTGGAGATGGAAAGCTCTGGTAGCGGATATACATTTACTCCCAGAATTACGTTTAAACAACCAGGTGGCGCTATTATTGCACCTCCGACACTTGCTGGAGGATCTATTGTTGGGACTCCTATAGTTACTAATCAGGGCGAAGGATACGCTACAAGACCGACGATTTATGTTGATGAACCAACTGGCGAAAATGGTATTAAAGCGTCCTTCCAAGCGATTCTGAGTGAAGATGGGCGTCTTACAGGTCTTACTGTGCTTAATGCTGGTCAGGGATATGAAGTAGTTCCTAGAATTGCTGTAGTTGATCCTGTCGGTGCTCAAGTATTACAAACATTTGTTGATGGCAATGGTCGTGTAACTGATATTGAGTTGTTGGATGGAGGTTCTGGATATGAAGAAGTTCCTTCAGTTTATGTTGTAGATCCTAGATCTACTAATCCTGGACAGGGAGCAACAGCTGCCGCTTCTATTTTTAATGGTAGAATTACCGATATTAACGTTACTAATTTTGGTTCTGGTTATAGTGCAGATTTCCCCCCCACCATCGTTATTCAGTCTCCTCCTTCAGCGAGGGCATCAGCAGAAGTTGGATTAAATGAGGTTACCGGTTTTAAGGTATTCAAGACTGGTTCTGGTTATAGTAAAGCTGCTTTTAATGGATGTGCTAGAGGTGTCTCTGCTATTACTGATTATGATCAAGTTGGAAACGTATCATTTTCTAATTACACATCTTCTTCCGCAGCGACCGAAGGAACTCAGGTCAAATGCTTAGATTCTCTCTTTATCAAGAGATTGCTTGACAAATATACGGAACAATATTTACCTGATGTTCCTGAATTAGACTATAAAAAGATTGATGTGCGGACTGCCATCAGAACAATTAAGGATTTTTACTCCAGTAAAGGTACAGAATTCAGTATTGCTTATCTGTTTAAGTTACTTTACGGAGAGAATGTAACTATTTCTTATCCTAAAGATCAAATTATTAAACCTTCTGCGGCAACTTGGTCTATTGATACAATTCTTCGCGCAACTTTGGTGTCTGGAGATCCTGTAAATATTAAAGATGCGCTGCTTATTCAAGAATCTGATATTGCTGACCCCAATGTCCGTGATGCTAGTGCTCTAGTTGAGAACTATATTTCGATCAAAACTTCGGAAGTTGATATCTATGAGTTGATTTTATCCGAAGAAACGATCAGTGGAACATTTACTGTACCCTATAAGACGAGACTTGCGGAACCTCTTAATGAAACTGACAGTATTATTACAGTTGACTCTACTATTGGTTGGCCCGAACGCAACGGTGAGTTCCTAATTGGCGGAACTGAACTAGTAAGATACAAAGAAAAATCATTAAACCAGTTTATTGAGTGTACTCGTTCTGTTAATGATGTTAGTTCTGTTTGGGATTCGGCAACAGAGATATCTTCCAACTTCACAGTGTACTTAAACAAGGGCACTGCTGAAGAAGTAGTTATGAATATTGTCGGTATTGTTGATGCTCAACAAACAGTTTTGACGGATACAGGTTCTTATTACCTTCCGGGTGATAAACTCACCGTATCTAAACTTGGAGGAACTACAACTATTCCTCAGTTAACTACTTGGTTGTATAATGTTAAAAAACTTGTTACCGTAGAATCCGTCACTTTTGGAGGTGTCAATGATCAATCAGCAACTGTTACTTGTTCTGCTCCTCATGGTTTGTTGGTAGGTGATCAGGTTACCGTATATGGTGCTAATCCAATTTTGTATAATGGAACATTCCTCGTAACATCTAGAGATTCTCAGACTGTTTTTCAATATCAATTACCGCAACCTGCTGCTGTAGTTCCTCAAGGTAATATCTTGATCTCTGTTGACCTCAATAAAGGCAAGTCTATTACTCAAGCAATTCAGAATGCTATTGGTCCATATACCACCAACATTCAAAATACCTTCTTTGATGACAATCATGTATATGTTGCATCTACTGGTATTCCTAATTATGAAATTGGTCCTTTTGTTGGTTCAGCACTTTTACCCGGTAACCAGCGTAAACTCAATAGATTTGAGTTAAATCCGACTACAATTTCAACTAAAACTAGTGTTGTACCCGGTCCTATTGGTACATGGATTAACGGTGTGTCAATTTGGTCTTATAAATCGGAACTTAGTAAGACTTTTGGTGCTGTAACAAACATCAATATTTTAAATTCGGGTAAAAACTATGATGCAGCAAGTCCTCCGGTTCTTAGCGTTTCCGGAGGTTTTGGTGCAGGAGCAGAGGCATCAGTTGTTGTTGATGGATCGTTGTTTGAAATTGAAGTTACTGATGGAGGTTCTGGATATACTTCATCCCCGCTGGTCTCTATTGTAGGCGGTGGCGGCGCTGGCGCTGCTGCAACTGCAATTATTACTAAAGGTTCAGTTTCTAGGATTCTAATCAATCAGGGCGGTTCTGGATACACCTCTCAACCTCTTATCACTATTGTTGGTGGGGGTGGTACTGGTGCTGCTGCAACTGCTTCGGTTCGTGGTCCTATTAAGTCAGTTAATATTGATGCTGGTGGTGCATCATATACAGAAAAACCATCTGTTATTTTGAGTTCTGGTCAAGGTGCGGTTGCACAAGCAATTGTTAATAATGGCAGAATTATCTCTATTGCTATCATTTCTGCTGGTTCTGGTTACACCACTGCACCAGAAATTGGTATTCAAGGTGAAGGTTTTGGTGCAATTGCTAGAGCGACTATTGATACTGATGGTGAAAATGCTGGTAGAGTCACTGGTGTTGAAATTATCAACAGAGGTATTGGGTATGTTCAAGGAACTACTAATATTACACTAACATCTGTTGGTTCTGATGCGACTTTTGAAGCGGAAGTATTCCAGTGGAATTATAACTTGCAAGAGACTACTGAGTTTGATTCCGCAAAAGGTGCTATTTTCACAGGATTCAATATTCAGTATGGTGGTGAATATGCACACTTGTCTAATCCCCAAAGATTGAGATATATTCTTGGTGATAGTTTGTTCCAAGATACGATTAGCGGCAGAATTAAAGAACAGGATAGTCAATTAGAACACTCTCCTATTATTGGTTGGGCATTCGACGGTAATCCGATTTATGGCCCATATGGATATTCGGACCCTACAGATCAATCATCTGAAATCCAAAGAATGGAAAGTTCTTATTCTTTGAAATCAGAATTGGTGTATAATGATATTACAAATCCATATCCAGTAAGAACTGCAGGACCTTTGTTAAATGACGAACCTGCTGGTAAGTTTGTTGAAGATTATGATTATGTTTTTGGTTCTGGTGATTTAGATCAATATAATGGTAGATTCTGTAAGACTCCAGAATATCCTGGTGGTAGATATTGTTATTTTATCACTATTGATGCCTCTGAAGATGGTAATCCTGTATTCCCTTATATTCTTGGACCTCAATATAATTCCGTAGTTGATATTTGGAATTTAAATGATGATGCTGTTCAGCAAAATATTCCTACTGGTGTTGTTAGATATCGCGATCCGTATGAGAATGTTGATATCGACATTGAAAGAATTCCTAATGCTTCTACTAACTCAATTACTACAGAAAGCGGCGATTTGCTTCTGTTTGAACCAGAAGATGAAAATAGAGATGGTATAATCGATGCAGATGAAATTAGTGATCCTGAAGGAATGCTTGAGGAATCTCCTCTGCAATTGTTTGATTATTTCCCTAAAGTTAAATTTGATTCTAAGGTTGATATTGAAGTTGAAACCATCACCAAGTTTGAGGATGCATCTGTAACTGGATTTACTATTGAAAACGCTGGTGAAAACTATCAGGTTAATGATAGATTAATCTTTGATAATACAGATACTGATGGAACCGGTGTTTCTGCCAGAGTTTCCAAAATCAAGGGTGAAACAGTATCTTCTTATAGTTACGAGACTATCGAAGGCGTTAATTATGGCATTTTAAAAACATCAACACCTCATAATATTAAGGTTGCTGATCAAGTCTATGTTGATTACACTCCGTTAATGGATAATACCAATAAGGAGTTTGTTGTTCGTCAATATAAAGGCATTGAAGAAATTGTAGTTAATCAAACTGGTAGCGGATATAATACTGACATTCCACCTACAATCGTTATCGATGGTGATGGCGTAGATGGTAGAGTTGAAGCAGTTGTTGATGCTGTTGGTGCTATTAAGTCGTTTAATATTATTAACTCTGGTTCTGGATACACTCAGAATCCTCGTGTTATTCTTTCTCACCCTCAGGTATTTAAAAAAGCAGATTATTATGCAACATTAGTTGAAAACTATAATTGGGCAAAAGTTGTTGATATTTTAGTCAATGATCAAAAAGAAGCTTATGTTTGCGGGTCTACTTATGATGCTGCAAATAATAATGTTGCGTTCTTAGCTAAATTATCGGCAACAGGTGTTAAAGAATGGGAAAAGACATTAGAGACTACGATCCCTGCCTCTGGAACGTTTACAGAATTCCAACGTATTATTAAAGATGGTTCTGATATTTACGTTGCTGGTATTAATAAACCAAACGCTACGGTTCTTGATGCTTATAATCCCGATATTATCGTTGCAAAATACGCTGAAGCAAATAATGGTTTAAGTGCAACTCTCACATGGCAAAAAGGATATGCCGGTATTTCCGGTTCTACTAGATCCGACAATATTACTGCATTCAAGCAGTTAAATGATAGTAGATTTGTTCTTGGAGGTTTTACTAATACTAACTCGGGTGCTCCTTGGGATGCATTCTTAGCAATCATCGATACTGCTGGATTCTTCGTTGCTAAGAGAAAACTTGCTTCGGATAATCAATCTGAAAAGATTACTGATATTGCAATCCATGAAGGAAATATCTACTTCACTATGGAGACTTCATCTTCACAGTCTTCCAATGATGTTAACGTATCTTTTGGTAAAGCAATTCCTGCTACTGCATCTATTTCTATTGATTGGATCAGAGAAGTTCAAAACACTACATATTCTTTCTTAAATTCATCTTTATGTGTTGATGAGTTTGGTGAATTTTATGTCCCATGTACTCTTAGAATGAAATCTGATGACACTACAAGAGATAGTGTTTGGGTTGGTAAGTTTAATAGTGCTGGAACATCTATTTGGAATAAGCAATATCAAGTCGGTTCTCAGGTAGAATTAGTTAATAGATGCTCTGTTGATATTTTTGGTGATCTTACCATTGCCTATACTAAAGTCAATACTTCCGATACAAAGAGAACTATTAATAGTCTAAAGATTAAGTATGATGGAACCATGCTTAAGAATACTGAGAATGTATTCAATGCTGTTACTCAAAGTGCTACATCTACCTGCATTGAAGGTATTACAGTTCATGCACTGACAACAGATAGCTCTGGTGATGTTTATACCTTTGGTCAAACTCAATGGAATAGAAATGAAGCTATAATTCCATTTACCACAGATGCTAGTGATATTACAGGTCATCATACACCTACTGCTGTGAGTGCTAGTGGTGGTCATACTATCGCTGATGGTATGTTAAAAATCTACGGTCATGCCTCTGGTAATAATGCAACATGGGATAATTCTTATCTCAAGATTCCTGCATCTAGTGTTGCTAACAAATTGAATGGTGATTGGACTTTACAGTTCTTTATCTACAAGGACTCTACCAAGTCTCAGACACTTTCTCAAAATGTTCAGACATTAATTGGTATTGGTGGTGCTCAAGATGCTACTGGAGGTCTTTGGTTGGGATATGACACTGGTAACACAGGAAAACTCCAGATGGTTATCAGTAATAGTACCACAGCATTAAACGTTGCTGGTTCTGGATTGAGTTCTGCTTTAACCAGCATGTATGCTGATAATACATGGCAAGTAATTAGCTTAACCAAGCAAGGAACATTATTTAAGGCATGGGTTAATGGAATTGAAGTTCTTACTGGTAATGTAACTAACACCGACTTTTCTAATAAAGATATCTACATTGGTAACCAAGTCGGTTGGGGTGCTACTGCTACAGATTTTGCTTCCACATATCAAGGTCAATTCTACGTTGACCATCTGTTCTTTAAGAATCGTTATATTGCACCTTCTGTTCCGAGTGATATTACTGTGCTTCCTACAACTGGAGCATTTGCAGAAAACTTTGATTGGGTAGATGATGCTTGGTTTACTACAAATCTTAATCGCTATGACTATATTGATTATGTTGGATATGGATTAAAGACCGATAAAAACTCCGATGCAGTTAATGTTGGTGCTATCGGAGCTCAAACAAACACCAAACTTGATATCACCAGAAATGTTATTACTCCTATAACTGGTGCTGATCTTACACTTTCAAATACTGGTTATGCTTTAGGTGGAGAAGGATTCCAAGCTCTCGATTTTAATGATGCAAATACCAATCATACTCAAGATACAGAGTCTTTGGAAATTACTCAAGATATTTGGGGATCTCGTACAGCAACAGTTCCTTCACCAGGATCACAAAAAGTTAAGGCAACTGCTGTAGTTAAAGATCGCTATTTCTTCAAAGTATGTAATACTATTAAAATTGATAACGTCCAAAGATTGACGATTAATCAACCGTTTGATTTTACCATCGGTGCAAAATTAACCTTGACTAATGGAAGTCAGTTTATCAATAGCGGGTATATTATTGATACAGATACAACATCAAATAGATATGTTTATGTTGCTGTCAATAATAATGAATGGACTAATGACTTGAATACTGGTCATCTTGCAACCGAGAGATTTGATGAGCAAGATACTTACGGTATTAGAGGTCCAGTACCTAATGATGTCAATGTCATATCAAAATATACTTTTGCTCAAGTAGTCAATACCACGCCGGGTACTTTTGATATTGCTCTTAGTGACTACGATGCTCCTCCAATTGTTGGTGGAACCAACAATTTACATGAATATTCATATTTTAGACCTTACAGTGATGAAGATTATTCTGTGAGAATTGATGAGATTTCTGGTACTTCTCCTTATATTGTAGGTTCTGTTGTAAGTCTATCTGATGCTACAGTCACTTATAATGCATCTTACAATACGATTAATATTCAAGGATTGACAGGCGTCACTAAACTTACATTAATTACTAATCTGAATAAGATTCTTCAGGTAGATGCCGTTTCTAATAGTGATTTAGTTTATGTTATTACTGATACTAGTCATTATCTTTCTGATGGTGAAGTCATTTATGTTGATGGTAATCCATCTCGGGAAGTTGGCGATCCTGCAGTTGTTTATGATGAGTATGATGGTGCCTTCCCCGTTCATAATGTAATTAGCGTTAAGGAATTTACCTATAAATTAGATACCATTGCGGTTTCTTCTCCTTCTACAAATCCATCCGAAGTTGGGATTTACGTCAAATCACCAACTCTCAAGATGTATTATGGTCATCAGTATATCTTCGATTTAAGTCACTCTTCTTTAGTTGGTGGAAACTTATCTTTCTCCAAAGATAGTTTGAATAAATTGGAATATTCCTTTAACTCTATTGAGCGTATTGGTATTCCAGGTGTAACTGGTGGTGGTCAACCAACTCCATCTGTTAAGTTAAAAGTAGATAGAAATATTGTTACCAATATTTCTTATTATTTCGATCCATCTAGAACAGGATCTGATTCTCCTGTGATTGAAGGTTCTTATCTAGACGTTGTTGGTTCTCCTTATGAGGGTTCATTTACTGTAACTAGCACTTCTGGTGCTACTATTACAAGGGGTGCTGATACCATGAGATTCCCTCTGATCAATGAACCTGAAGGGAATGCTGATGTAAGTACCGCTTCCTATTCTACTGCTTCTGAAGCTGCAGTTGGTTCTATTCATGAAGTCCGTATTGTTAACAAAGGCGGTTTCTATACCAAACTTCCAGTTGTTACTGGTATTCAGTCCAACAGAAAAATTGAAAGGGTTCAGATTAATGAACCAGGCACCGAATACGCACCGGGACAATATAACAATGTTCCCATTCAAGGTGATGGTGAAGGGGGTCTTGTTAATATTACTGTTCAAGATACTACGGATGATGAAGGTAACACTATTCCCGGACAAATTACTGCTGCTGTCATAAACTCTTCTGGTAAGGGATATACCACTGCATTTATTGATGTTCAGTCCATTAATGGTATTCTTGGTCCTAGTTTAGCTGGATCCGGTGCTGAGTTGGTAGTTGTTATCCCACCCTTTGGTACTGGAGCTTCTATCTTCACTAAAGGTCAAGAAGTTGGTAAAATTAAGAAACTCAAGAACAATAACTTTGGTTATGATTATCCCCATGATTATACTCTCAGACCTGAAATTACTTTCCCACTGAACTGTCAATTAACTTCTACGAGCATTCTAGACAGTATCACAGTAACAGATCCAGGTTCTGGATATTCTCAAGCACCTGCAGTTATTATTTCAGGTGGTGGAGGTTCTGGTGCTACTGCAGAAGCAACTATTGCTAATGGTAGACTTGATCAAATTGCAGTTAAAGATCCCGGTTCTGGTTATTCTTCTACTCCCTCAGTTTCTCTCAGATCTTCATTCAACTATGTTATCAACCTTGATCTTGGATTATTGCAATTTGCATTCCCTCATGGTATCATTAATGGATCTGAAATTACTCTGAATGTTGTAGATACTGGTGAGGGTGCAGAATTCCCATTATCCGCAGGTGCTTTAGGTAGATTGAATGGTAATACCACTTATTATGCAATTGCTGGATCTGCTCAATCACTTGACGATGATCAATTGAAATTAGCAATTACAGCAACAAATGCTGAACTTGGCGATGCTATCAGTTTTGTTAATGGTGGTCTTGGTCGTAATCAAGTATTGACGGAATCATTTGGTGGTGCTGCAACAGCAAACGTGATTACATCTACCTTCCTTGAAGGTGAACTTGTATATCAAGGTTCAAGTATTGAAACTGCCACCGCAACGGGATATGTTTCAACAAACAGCGGTTGGCAAGTTGGTCCTAGAATCCTTAAGATTGTTGATTATGATGGGGAGTTTGTCTCTGGACAAAGTATTACTGGTATTATTTCCAAATCTTCAGGTATCATTAGTGACCTTAAAGTTGCTAAAGGTGTTCTTGAAATTGGTTCTATTACTAAAACTACCGGTCAATTTATTGATGATGTTGGTAAACCCTCTGAAATTATTCAGAAAGTACAGGATTCCTACTTCTATCAAGACTTCTCTTATGCAGTTAAATCTTCTGTATCTGTAAGTGAGTGGAAAGATGTTCTGATTAAGAACGTTCATCCGGCAGGATTCAAGGTGTTTGGTGAATTGAATATTGATGATTATGGTTATATTCCAAACAAAGATACATCCTTTGAGTTAACAAAGTCTGTACAGTTAGCACAAGAGGCAGTTGTTCCTAATATTCAAAGTTTCGCTCTTGTCGAACCAATTTATCAAGAGTTCAATAATACAGAAGTTCTTTTCCGTCAGAAGAGATTAACATCTTCAGAGAACATTTTAACCTCTGTTGTTCAGAGATTGGACGATATTTCTAATCTGTTTGATGGAGAAAGAATCTCTTTCCCACTACAAGTTAATGGAGAAAATATCATTGCTGCTGCAAATCAGTTAATGATTGTTCTTAATGGTGTTGTTCAGACTCCAGAAACTTCATTTAAGGTTGAGAATGACTCTATTGTATTCTCAGAACCTCCCAAACCTCCTGCTAGTGTTAAGTATGCTGAGATTACTGTTCAGCAACTTCCTCAATCAATTTTCACCTTTACTAATATTACCGGTATTTTCCCGAATGTTGGGGACACTATACAGGGTATTGTATCTTCCGCCAGAGCAACGGTAACTAAAGTTGAAGGTAGCAATGTTCAAGGTTTTATGACCGAAGGAACATTCCAAGTTGGAGAATTGGTTAGCGGCAATGCTACTGGATTTAATGGAGATTTTGCTACTATTACTCCTGTAGTTAATAATGGTTTATTTGCTTTCAATGAAACTATTACTAATTTTGATGGTAATACAGCAAAGGTTGAAGAAATTAACCTTGAGGGTGGTCAGCAAGAACCTTTAGGTTCTTTAAGATATGGCATTGGTACTTCTACAACATCATTTGAAATTCTGACTTCCGATATTTCTGAGTTTGCTGTTTCTGATAATATTCAGATTGCATCTGAAATTATGACTATTACTGCAGTTACTGCTGGTAGTGAATCTGGAATTGCCAATCTTCAGGTCAGTAGAGCACAACTTGGAACTGCTGCTGTTTCACACTTACAGTCTGCTCCTTTATACGGTACTGACATTGAGATTGGTAATAATCTGATTCTCAGTAAAACTGCTGGAACATATCAATCTACACCAGGATTGTTTGATATTGCATTGAATGATATTATCATTGGTGCTAAATCCGGAGTTGTTGCTACAGTTACTTCTACCAGTCCTTATCAAGATCCAGCAACTCAACAGTTTATTAGTCAGGTTAATATTTCGCCTGGTGCAAGTTTCTCTGGTCTTCTGTTCAACAGAATTACTAATATTAATTATCAGAACGTTGTTCTTGATGATATTTCTGCATCTCAGATTAGTATCGTTGATTTTGATGATAATACCACTCCTTTCGATTCTAACTTCCCAGCAAATGAAATCGTCAACAACATTGTAATTGACGTTGTTAATGTTAATGGAACTTTCCAAGAAGGTGAAAAAATTAGAAATAATAGAGTTGAACTTTCAAATCCGGTTGGTGATTTTATTACTGATGAAAGCACTGCTATCAGAAAACTTACTCACAAGAAAAATACTCTTGGATCTGGATTTTTCACTGCTGGTCAGATTATTAGAAACACTACATCCAAAGCAGAAGTCATTGGTTATAACCAAGCAAGAAAGACTGTTTACTTAGGTAAAGTAGCAAGATCTCAATATACCGGAGAAGACTATCATGTCGCTACCTTCAATGAAGAAGCACAACTTGATACATCTACAAAGAGATATGGTTTATCTTCATTACTCTTAGCGCGTGCATATCATCAACATACTTTCGTTAGTGGTGTTGCAGATGCGATTACTTCCAATACTAATGTTACATTTACTGCAGCAACTGGAACAACATATGATCCGGTAACCGGTGTGTTGGTTCTTGAGATTGGTGCTCATGGTCTTTCGACTACAGAAACAATTACAATTGCTGATAATGGATTAGTATTTACATGTGGTGCTGATGCACATGGATCTAATCATCCATATCCTCGCTCCACAGATCCTGCTTCAGGTTCATCTCTTGCAATTACTGCTACAAGTCCTACCACTATTACAGTTAATGTTGGTGCTGCTAATGGCACTTCCGACTTCTTAAGCGTTCCAACCTCTACTGAGTTTGGATTCGGTACTGGTAACTTTACTATTGAATTCTGGATGCGTGCTGGTAATATCTCGGGAACTAAAGCATTGATTGATTTTAGATCTACTGCTACGGAACTTGCTCCTTATTTGTATCTTGATGGTATGAATCTGAAGTATTACAACAATGGTAGCGTTGTTATTGCTGGTACTACAAATCTTGGACACTCTACTTGGTATCATGTTGCTCTTTCCAGAAGTGGTAGCAGCACTAAGTTATTCTTAAATGGTGTTCAGGAGGGCAGCACATATGCTGATGGTAGTAACTATGGAACTACAAAACCAATTAAATTTGCTGGTGATTATGCAGGTGCTAACACGTTCTCTGGTCATTTAGATGAATTAAGAGTATCTTCGGTTGCTCGTTATACCGCTGATTTCACTGCTCCTACTGGATTATTCCAAGGTGATGCTGATACTAAACTTCTTTTACACTTTGATGGTGTTGATGGACAGGTCCACACTGATGATTGGTCTGGTACAGCATCTTGGACTGAAGGTGATGATTTCTGTAATGATGCTCTGAGAGAAACCCAAAGAAATACGGGCGGCAAGCATATCTTCGTTGAAGCATCTGCAGATGCTATTGCGGTAAATGGTACTAACGAACAAGTTAGTGCAGCAACTTACAACCAAGTGACTGGTGATCTTGTTCTGACTATTGGTTCTCATAGTTATACAACTTCAAATACAGTTGTTATCGCGGCAAATGCTCTTACATTTACTTGCTCTAAAGATAATCATGCAACCAATCACACATATCCTAGATTAACCGATCCTGCATATGGTGCTACCCTTGCTATTTCTGCGGTTACAGGCACTACACTTACAGTTAATGTTGGTGTTCCTACATCCGGATTTGTTGGAAAGACACACAGATATATTGATGCTTCTAGATTGATTTCCGAAAACAGATCACTTATCGCTAAAGAATCTGTTTATCAGATGAGACAGAGATATCCAAATCTTGTCATTCCAGGCGATAGATTTACACCAACAAATGCAACATATGATGCAACTACTGGATTGTTAACAATGTCAGTTAGTGCAAATACACTAACCAATGGTGGTAAGATTACACCTAGAAATGCAACATATGATGCTGCAACTGGTGTTATGACTATTGCGGCAACTAATCATGGATTGAGTGTTGGTCAAAGAGTTAACATTAAAGTTAACTCCATGACATTTACTTGCAGTCAGGATAGCAATGCAACAGAACACGAATACCCTCGTCCCACAGATCCTGCTGCTGGAGATTGGATTGCTGTTACTAGTGTACCAAATGACCATGAATTTGTAATTAATGTTGGTGCCTCACCATCAGGTCAGCAATACACTCACGCTTTTGTTTCTGCAGATACTGATGCTATTACAGTCGAACGGGATCGTATTAAGATCAATCCTAACGCATTGACATTTACATGTTCTAGTGATAATAATCAGACCGAGGTGACATATCCTCGCCCAAGAGACCCCGCTACTAAGTTTAATGCACTGCCCGTTGTTGATGCATCCTCTACATCAATCACAGTTAATGTAGGTACATCTCCGTTTGTTTATTGGACACCTACTGGTGCAACATATGATGCTGCAACCGGTGATTTTGTAATGACCATTCCGAATCATACAATTAATGCCGGAACCAAATTAAGACTTGCTAATCTCGGATTTACCTTCACTTGTAGTCAAGATTCTAATGCTTCTCAGCATCAATATCCTCGTTCTACTGATCCTGCATACAATACAACATTGAATGTTACTTCTGTAGGAACTACTACTGCGGATATCACTAATGCAACTTATGATCCAACTACGGGTATTTTAACAATTACTTCTAATGGACATAATCTCAGCACAGGAGATCATATTCAAATCGCAAGTGAATCCTTAACGTTCACATGTGCCTATGATTCTAATGCTACAAATCACACATATCCTAGACAATCCGATCCTATTTGGGGATTATGGCAACCAGTTACGGTTGTTGATGGTAACACATTTACTTTAGATATTGGTACATCTACCGACACAACTACTCATAGTTTTGTGTCTGCTACAACTGGCGCTTTAATCAAGCAAACTGGTGCTGTTACGATTAATGTCGGTGCTTCTCCTTCAGGTCAGCAATATACCCATACATGGGTAAGTAATATTGCAAATGCTGTCATTACTGGTGGTGCATATGTACACACATTCAAGTCTGCTGTTGCTGGTGGTGTAGTTGCTGATCAGAAAGTTAACTGCGAAGATGATGTTCTCGATCTTACAGATGCACTGGTTGATGACCTTAGAAATGGTTCTAATACCCATCTTTGGGATGCATCTGCTCTATATGTAAACAGGGCAGCAAATCCTGTACAATTGAATCATGTTGAAACTGAGATTCCACAGACACTTTGGGTTCTCAATAAGCATGTTGAACTTGTCAATAAGATTATTAATAATGAATTAATTACAATTGAAGGTGATCATGGTTTAACTCAGTATACGGATACTACAATCTACGATTCCAATAACTATGGAAGTCTTGGTCAACTCTCTGCATCTGATGCAACTTATAATGCTGCAACAGGTGAAATGGTTATTACATCTGCAGGTCATAATTTAAGCACCTCAAGTAAAATCACCATCGAAGATAATTCATTCGTATTCACTTGTTCTCAAGATAATAATGAATCAGAGCATACTTATCCTCGTTCCACTGATCCTGCATATAGAAGAGTTCTTTCTGTAACGGCAGTTTCTACAAATACATTTACAGTAAATGTAGGCGTATCTCCTGCTGATCGCCAGTATACTCATACATTTGTTGGTGCAACACTTAATGCTATTGAAGTATTAGATTATACTTCTGCTGATTGTGCTGATGTTAAGCAGACAATCCAAAACCTTATGGATATTGTTGTTGATACCTTAACTAATGCTAATCTCCCATCTCCGGTAGATTATCTTGGCACTGTAACTAAACTGTTCCCAGTCTACGAGTTCTTAGGATCTTATGTAGATTCGTTTAGTGAAGTTCCTGTCGAATTGACTGATGTCTTTAATAATGATGAAATCGTATATTCCAATAAGTTTAATGTAGATGCTCAATATCGATTTAGAGATGCTGCAAATCTAATTCGTCTCAATAGAAAGGCAATTGTAGACAAGGCGGCTGTTGATATGATCAACAGGTATCCTCATCTTGCTCTGAGTATGCCTAGAAACCAAGATGGTAGCGGATCTGGTACTTTACGTTGTAAGACTGACTTGGGTCTTATCTTAGATGCTGTCGCTAATGATATTGAAGAAGGTGGAAATCTTAACCTTCTTACAGGTTTAGGTCTTTATTTTGGTGCTAATGATGAAATCTTACATGTAAGACTTCAGTTAGTAGAAGGTTGCTATGCACACGAAAGACTCGCATTCTACGCAAAACAAGCAGTAACCGGTAATCTTGATTCTACCAATACTGATGCTGTTATTGTCGGTGATTGGGGTATCACAAATGATGCTTCTACGCAATTTACTCCGACAAATGCTACTTACGATCCTGCAACTGGTGATTTAGTTCTTACACTTGGTTCTCATTCTTTAGAAGTTGGCAGAAGAATTAGCATTGCTAATAATGGATTGACATTTACATGTGGTGCTGATAATAATGCAACTCAACATACATATCCCCGTCCACATGATCCCGCATATGGTCAAACTCTTCGGATTACATCAGTAACATCTACTACAGTTACTGTTAATATTGGTGCATCTCCTGTAGTTAACTACACACCTTATGATGCGACTTATAATCCTACAAGTGGTGATTTGACCTTAGTAATTGGTATTCATGGTCTTAAAGTTGGTGCTGGTGTTAAGATTGCTGCAAACTCTCTGACATTTACCTGTGCTAATGATAACAATCAAACCAATCACACATATCCTCGCGCAACTGCTGGTGATGGTAATCCAGATCCCGCATATAACACTTATGTAAATATCACTGCAATTACCAGCAATTCTATTACAGTTAATGTTGGTGTTTCTCAGGATCTTTCCGCTCATACTTTTGTAAGTGCTACTAATAATGCACTTATTACTGGCGGCGGTTATGCACATACATTTGTATCTTCTACTAGCAATGCTATTACTGCTCCTGGTGATTGTGCAAATGTAACGAATGCAATTGATGCACTGATTGATCTTGCAAATATCTCTCTTGCTCCTACTGGAGATCGTTATAGAGATGCTGCTGATTTGCTACTCTTCAATAAGGAATTTATTGCGGATGAAGCAACACTTCTTCTGGATGCAGCGTTTGCTTATCAGTTAGGCGTGGCGTCTTACAATGCATTCTCTTATCCGGGTGGTATTTCTGTAGGTAGAGAAAATTGTAAGGATGACATTAAAGATGTTATTGATAGTGTAATTGCTGACTTACTTACTGGAGGTAATTCCAATACAGTTAAAGCGATTGAATACTACATTACCTCTTCTAATGGTTTAAAACAGTTTGAAGATCAAATTCTTCCTGCCATGTATGCCTATCAGCAGGTTAGATTCCTTGGTAAGAAAGCAATTCGCAACTTACTTGTTGAATTTGGAGGTAGTGCTTCGGGCGATCAATACAGAGCACAATACACACCAGAAACTCCATATACCGATCTAACAATTACTGATGAGTCCGGTAACTCTACTTACAGTGATGATGATTGTGCAGATGTTATTAATGCCTTTGATAATCTTATAGATCTTATCATTGACACTCTTACGCCGGGTGATACTGCTTCTCGCGCTGCGGGAAGAATGCTTCTCTTTAATGCAAACTATTACAGAGAAGAGATTACCAATGAAGTTAATGCTCAGTGGGGTTCTTCTTATTGGACTTACAATGATTTCCTCACGGAGATGCTTAACAACACTATTCATGATATGGTGACTACAGATAGTAGCAATTATGTTACTGCTAGAACTGTAGAACTTGAAAATATTACCGGAAACTTCACTGTTGGACAACCAGCATATAGCGGCACCGACACCTCCGGACTCGATACTGGTCGCACCAGTACCCTTGAAGTTGAAGTTCTTGAATGGTATCCTAAGGTTGGTAAATTAGTTGTTCAGATAATCAGGGGTTCTAGTTTAACTGCTGGAAATAGAATTCAGCAGGGTTCTAATTATGGAACAATCAAAAATACTTCTGGTGCTATTTCTACCCCATACAACTACTACAAGACCATTGGTAATGTAGAAACAATTGAGAGTGCAAGACTGATTCAATCTACTGTTCAGGGTCAGGTTGTATTAAACAACCTCTTTACATATCCTGAAGATTTGACTGTATCTTCTTTCACTAAAACTGCAATGGCACCAGTGGCGTCTGATGCCCACGTCGCTCCTGATGATACTTTAACCGCAGATTCAGTTGTTCCTGATGGTACAGCTGGATACCATGTAGTCTCTAGAGATTATGTCTTATCTTCTTTCACTACATTTGATGGTGAAGGTAATAAATTTGACTCCACCAACGAGACGTTTGATACGGGTTCTGTACAAGAAACACAAACCTATACATTCTCTACTTTCATTAAAGATGTTACGCCTTCCGGTACGCCTTTAGATAAGTGCAGATTCCAAGTTACTCTTGATCCTGGTGCTACAGCAAAAGAAGTTAAGTTTGATTTGGATCTTGCTGACGGTACATTCGGTAGTGTTTTTGCTGACACTGGAGCGACCGTTGAAGCATATGGATCTATTCCTTATGGTAATGGTTGGTATAGAGCATATATTACTCTTACATTCTCCTTTGGTATTGGTTTACTTCGTACTGAAGTTTATCAGAAAAATAATGCTGGTGCTATTCAGTTCCAAGGAGTTAGTCCACAAGCACAAGCATATTGGGGATGGAAACTTGTTAAAGGCGGTTTAGATCCTTATGTATCTGTATCTGGCGAAACCTTCTATGCGGACAATGATTTCAACATTAAGAACTACATTCTCGATGCACTTGAAGAATACTATGAGCAGGCATTGGATCAAACACTGACTGCACCTTCACCTCTTGCTGGATTCCTTGCATATACAGATTCTGGTTTACAGAGTCTATATGATTCGGATAGTTGGATGAGTGTCATTCGCCGTAACTTCGATATTATTAGAAATCAATTACTAAATGATTCCTTTATCACTACAATTGATACTCGTAGTGGTATCGTAGTTCCCACTAAGACATATGGAACTCGTAACATCCCTGTTGGTGTTACTGGTCGCGTTCAACCTGCTGATAACATTATTGGTCTTGCTAGTGGAGCATACGGTGAAATTGCAAACATCCGAGAGAATGAAGCGAAAATTGTTAAAGTTTATCAAAGATTTAGAATTAATGGTGAGGTAACGGGTGAGGCGCTTGAATTGGGTGAAGTCATCACTTCTGGAGGTGCTTCTGGTACAATTTACGCTAAGTATTCAGATGAAAACAACATTTACTTTGATGTTGCCGTTACTGCCGGAACATTTGCTGTATTGAATATTATCACTGGAGCAAACAATTCCAGTACCGCTGAAATCGGTGCCATCGAAGATAGATTGCAAGTCATCGGTAGGCAAGGGCAATTCGATCAAGGAATTGAATTCAAAGGGTTCACTTCTGGTGCAACTGCAAATGTTGAGGAAATGCGTATCGCAGAAGCTGCTGTACTCACAAATACTGGCGGTAAATTAACTGTAGATACTGAATCTCTCACGGGTCAGTTTGAAGTTACCTCTGTAGTTTATCCTCAGAGTATTAGTGAATACCTTGAGGTTAACAAATTTGCAGGTCTTGATGTTCAAGTTGGTGATAGAATTGCTTCTGATGGTCATAGTAGATTACTCATCTCTGTGATTGACGGTAAGAATAATTTCCAAGTAGGCAACTATCTCTATAATGTAATTCAAGGTGTTCTGAAAGATCCAAATAACTACGGTATTATTACCGATTTAGACCTTGACAATAACTACATTTACGTTTCTATGGTTAATGGATCGTTCTCAAATGGTGATTATATTGGTGATTATGCTAATGGTGATACTCCAGTTGGTTTTGCTACTATTAGCGCAAAGGTTGACATTGCTGGTGCAGCTGCTGCTCTGGTAAGCGATATCAAAACTTCTGGTTTGTATAAGAGATTATATCTCACAGATGTTGTTGGAACATTCAGTAACAGAGATACGATTATTTCTGTTGATGATTACAAGGCAGCAGTTATTGTTCGTAAAGAATTACGCGCTCGCGTTAGAAGATTCTTCAGAGGATTTGATGGTACACAGACTGCCTTTAAACTCACTACAAACAATGGTGATCCTTACTTCCCCGATCCTGCAGGTCATATGTTGATCTTTGTTAATGGCATTTTACAACCGCCAGGCGCAACAAATGCATATACCGCGTTCTCGGATTCAATTCAATTCCAAGAGGCACCTGAAATTGGATCGTCCTTTACTGGATTCTATGTTGGTAAACTTAGACAATTAGATGACATCTCGTTCGACTTTGACTCCTTGAGGCAGTCTTTCAACCTCAAGCGTGAAGGCACTTTCTACTCTCTCACACTAACTGAGGGTGTTCAGTCTTCGGTTATCAAACCGGAAAATAATATCATCGTCTCGCTCAATGGTGTTATTCAGGAACCTGGTGTTGGTTTTGAGATTGTTGGTTCTAGAATTATCTTCTCTGA